CAGATTGGTCTGGCCGACGCAGGGTACCGTGGCGAATTGATTGCGCGCGTAGACTGTTTGGACCCGACTCTCCAGAACTATATTATTCCGCAGGGCCGGCGATTGTTTCAGATTGTCCAGCACAACTGGCTACCGTTCAATCAGGTTATTTTTGTAGACTCGGCAGACGAGCTTCCTGTTCCTCCAGATAATCGTGGAGGCGGCGGATTTGGATCAACCGGAAATTAAACTATATCGCGAATTAGTACTAGCGAAATAGCATCGTGAACTACGGCTCCCCAGTAAGCAGTGTACAAAGTCTGTCCCAACCCGAAAATCATCCCTAAAATGAGCACGATGGAGCGGAGGAACGTATTGAGGATGGGGTTCGCGGTCGGCCAGAGCAGGACGTTCATTTGTCAGAGAAAACGAAATTATAAATGATAATAACATTTATCGCATAACAATGTGGAAAGATATTGACGGATTTGTAGGAAGGTATCGTGTAAGCGATAAGGGAGAAATACTCAATGTCAAGAAAAACAACCTTCTAACACCATCGGCTGATAAAGATGGATATCATCATATCGGATTAAGGAAACTTGGAGATAGAAAGAAGTACTGGTTCCGTATTCACCGACTCGTGGCTATTGCATTTTGCGATAAGCCCGATAACTGGGAAGAATTACAAATAGACCATATAGACCGAAACAAACTGAACAATGTTGTCCCCAATTTGCGATGGGTTACTTTGCAAGAGAATATTGATAATAGACAAGATACTTGTTGGTCAAGGAATACTACTACTGGTGAACTTCATATAACTGGATATAAGAATGGTGGCTTTATGTTGAGAATTAACCAACACGATCTTAAATATAGGTCTTGGCATAAGACCCTTGAAGACGCTATTAATAGAAGGGACGCGGTCATTAATTAAAAGTCGCCATCCCCTCGCCGAATAATCCACGAAATATTTTTTTCTTGCTGTAGGGTATAACAACAAAATGGGTGGTGAATAGTCACGCCGCCAAGAGTGGTACGAAAAGGTACTGCTAGTTCGTAGACACAATGGAGCAACACTGTCAAATTGCGGGAAAGTCTCGTCAGGTTGTAGCTACCGTCCTATCCCCGAAAGGGAGATATACGGACACCCCAGGGAAACTTGGTGGGTATGGTAAAAACGCTACAAATAGAGATAATCCGCAGCCAAGTCCTAAAGTTTCAGGCGAAACTATGGATGCAGTTCAGAGACTGAATGGCAGTGGGGGGTAAAACCCTTAAGATACAGTCCGACCACTCCGAGAGGAGACTTTCAAGAGGAATTATAGCGTGTTGTCTACCACGCTATAAGGAGAGCTTGAAATTGGGAGAGCAACCGCTCTCCCAAGGACATTCGGGACTAATGCAGCTCGTCAGCTACGGCGCGCAGGATATTTACATCTCGGGCAACCCCCAGATTACGTTTTGGAAGATTCTGTACAAGCGCCACACGAACTTCGCCGTGGAGTCCATTGAGGTGACGTTCAACGGCCAGGCCGACTTCAACAAGCGCGTGACGGCCGTCATCAACCGTAACGCTGATCTAATGTACAAGACGTACATCCAGGTGGTCCTCCCCGAGATTAACCTAACCGGCGGCCAGGGCTTCCGCTGGCTGAACTACATCGGCCACCGCCTGATCAACCAGGTCGAGCTGGAGATCGGTGGCCAGCGCATTGACCGCCAGTACGGCGACTGGATGCAGATCTGGACGCAGCTGTCCACGGATGCTGGTAACATCTCGGTGCTGGACTCCATGCTCGGCAACACCCACGACCTAGTGCTGACCAAGCGCGGCACGGGCCTGGCCCAGGATGCGACGTGCGCGGCGTCCGAGACGACGATCTCTTGCGTCCCCCGCTCGGGCACCCCGGCGAAGACGCTGTACATCCCCCTCCAGTTCTGGTTCTGCCGCAACCCGGGTGTGGCGATCCCCCTAATTGCGCTGCAGTACCACGAGGTCCGCATCAACGTGGACTTCGAGACGTGGCAGAACTGCCAGTACTACGAGTCCCAGGTTGGTGTGCCTGCCGCGCTGGCCGCCCAGTCTCTGGCCGCCGCGTCCATCTACGTCGACTACGTCTACCTCGACACGGAGGAGCGCCGCCGCTTCGCCCAGCAGAGCCACGAGTACCTGATTGAGCAGGTCCAGTACACGGGCGCCGAGTCCATCACGAGCTCGTCCAACAAGATCCAGCTCAACTTTAACCACCCCGTCAAGGAGCTACAGTGGGTGGTCCAGCGCGACTCGTTCGTGGACTGCTCGACGTCCAACTGGCTCGCGTCGGTTGGCGGTGCGCAGCCCTTCAACTACTCCGACGACTTCTCGACGGACGGCATGATCACGTCCCTGCTGTCCCAGGCGACGGGCGTCAGCACGGCGGCCGCCGTTGCCACGATCACGCTCTCGGGTTCGGCTGCTACGGCAGTGCTGGGCCAGGCCCCCACGGCGCCCACCTCGCTCATCGGCGCCGACAGCAACGATCTGGCGGGTACGGCGGAGTTCGAGTCGGGTGTCAACTACCTGCTCGCGAAGGTCATCCTTGCCTCCAACGTGCGCTGCGAGGGCAAGAACCCGGTGGAGGTCGCCAAGCTCCAGCTCAACGGCCAGGACCGCTTCACGGAGCGCGAGGGTGCCTACTTCGACAAGGTCCAGCCTTACCAGCACCACAGCCGCTCCCCGTCCACGGGCATCTGCGTGTACTCCTTCGCGCTACGCCCCGAGGAGCACCAGCCCAGCGGCACGTGCAACTTCTCGCGCATTGACAAGGCCACGCTACAGCTCACGGTCTCGCTCAACACGGTTGTCGGCACGCGCACGGCCCAGGTCCGCGTCTACGCGCTCAACTACAACGTGCTCCGCGTCATGTCCGGCATGGGCGGCCTCGCGTACAGCAACTAAACGTGTACTACTGGTTGCAGTGGTATACTATTAGTGCTAATCCTAATATTCCAATAATCAAAAACACAATTGAGTTTCTGAACAGAACTTCAATTGTGTTTATAAAATAATGTTCACTTTGCGGGATTGGCAAAAGAACCCTAAATATAAACCAAATCTTATTGTGAACGCATCGGCTATTGATATGTCTGATTCGCTACAGCCGTTTCCTATTGGAATGTGTTTTCAGTACATTAAGTATCAAAACTTGGAAACACAAATAGGCCAGCACGAAAATACAGTATTTTGTGGAATACGGGACTATAGTGATACGAACAGACGTTCAGAAAGTAATAACCGATCAACAATTGTTCGTAAGTTATCATCTAACGGAATTCAAAACACAATACTACCTTCATCAGAATACTTTACATCACTCCCCAAGTACAAATTTGTAATAAGTCCAGAGGGAAATGGGGTGGATTGTCATCGGCATTACGAAGCTTTGATGGCCGGATGTATTCCGGTGGTAGAGGAAAGTGAACACATACGATCGGTGTACGGCAATTGTCCGATACTGTACACCACCGATTATTCTGAAATCACTCCAGAGTACCTTCTGAAAAAGTATGATAAAATGATTGATAAAACTTATGATTTTTCTAGATTGTTTATATCGTCATACCCTCCAAAGCAACGGGAATCTATAAAAACTAATAGTTCATTCTGGACACAATCAGTTCGTCCACTAGATTTTAATTGGAAAATTAGTAACATTTTCCGGTCTTAAGCACTTAATCTTTGTAAGGGGAACATCTTACTAAAACACAATATCTTCAGTATAATAAATGGAATCTACACTCGCTCAGGGAGGTTCTCGTCGTAAGACGGCTCGTCTCTCGAAGTACGGATCCCGCCGCAAGGTATGGAACGGGTCGGCCGAGAAGACCAAGGGAGGGTTGACGCGCAAGGACCTGAAGCAGAACAAGTACGGCCGTATCGTGAGTGTCAAGCGCAGTCAGCGTGGCGGAGCTTTACAGGCTTCACAGGGAGGAGACGAGGAAAATAAAGGTGCTGAATAAACAATGAAGGTCAAGCCTTGGCATATTTGCTGCCTTGTAGTTTTAGTTTTGGCGACACTATACTTTCTTGTGA